TTTATTAGATGAAGGAACTTACACATGGGAAAATCCAGATAACAAGTATGCTGGTGTAGAAATACCAGGTGATCAAGAATATATAGTTTGGAACGAAGTAATAGTATCTAAGGTAAATACTTTAATAGATTTAACCGCTGAGGGAGAATTTTTTAATCCTTTTATTCAAAGAACTATGACTGTATCTATGAGGCTTGAAAACTTTCCAATTGGTATTGATATAGATTCTACACCTTATGGGTACTTACTAAATTAAAAAAAAATGGCAAAACAAATAGGTGAAGAAACAAAGGTAACATTAGATTTAAAAACATTAGGACTTATAGGAGCGGGTGTGTTTAGCTTAGCTGCTATGTGGTTTGCTTTACAAGCTGATATAGCTTTAGCAAAAGAGTTACCTGAACCAGTAATAGATAGAATAGAGTACGATCTAAAAGACGAGTTAATTCGTCAAACAATACTTGATACACAAGAAGATGTTGAGGCTATGAGAGATCAATTAGATAAAATTGATGAAAGATTATACGAAATACAAAAAAGATAAATAACATGAAATATTTAATTTTACTTTTAATTCCATTTATATCGTTAGGTCAAGTTGATGTACCAGAAGAATATTGGTTAAATGATTCTAATTTTGAAGATAAAATAAAAGAACATAAAGCATTTGGTGATGATCAATCACTACCGGTAGTAGTAGAGTTTTGGGCTAAGTTTAATGAAGCAAATTGTTTTGCTGAGTGGGAACAATTAGAAGATGCAACTTATTATAGAGTTGATATAGCTAAAGCACCAGAAGCTAAAAAGAAATATAGAGTACGTATGGCACCTACAATTATTATATTTAAAGGTGGTATAAAAGAAACAGTATTCAAAGCAGGATTAGACCTTGAATTACCTGCTGATTTAAAAGAAATTCAAGAAAGTATTAACGAAGTCAACACGGCTTCTAAATTTTAAAACTATGTGTCCATTTTGTGAAATATGCATTTGTAAATAATAAATTATGTGGAAATTAACTAAAGAGTATTGGAAAGATATGTGGGTGTTACTTTGGAACAAGACCACTGTAGATGATATTATAATAGCTAAAGCCAAGAACATTAAGGCAAAAGCTAAAGCTATCAAAGAAGTAATAAAAAAATAATGAACAACATAAGCAAACACGTAAGTTACAAGGAAGGTGTGTATAGCATAACTGCGCTAAGATTAGGTTTAAAAAATGATCCCTCTGACGATCATTTATATAACATGATAAAGGTTGCAGAAAATGTGTTTGAGCCTCTTAGAATTCACGTGGGTGGTCCTATAAAGATTAATTCGTTTTATCGTGGACCTGAACTTAACAAAGCTATTGGCGGATCAGCTAAATCACAGCATTGTCACGGGCAAGCAATTGATATTGACGATACTTTTGGCCATGCTTCTAATGCTGAGATGTTTCAATGGATAAAGGCTAACTGCGATTACGATCAAATGATATGGGAGTTTGGTACTGATGAAAACCCTAACTGGGTGCATGTTAGTTACGTTAGCCCTGAGGCAAATAGAAAAAGATGTTTAAAAGCTTACCGTAAAGACGGTAAAACTAAATATATGATAATATGACGGATAAACAAAGAGATCTAGGTAGAGTAATATCAATAACAATATTAACATTAATAATGTTGTTTGCTATGCTAGCTAGCTGTTCACCGTACTATTATCAAAGTAAAGGACCAAAAGTAACACATGTATTAGCTTTGACAGAAGAAGGTGATACATTAAAAATACCTATTAAAGATATAAAACCAAATGTAATATATAATGTAGTGGGATATGATTGGTATAGACCTTATAGTGGTTATTACACTAGATGGGCTGAACCATATTATCACCCACACTTGTATAACCCACATAAACCTATAAATAATGGTAATAGCAACTATAATAATAACAGTTCTAACAATACGCCAATTAATACGACACCTACGGTCAAACCAGGAGGATCAGGAATAAACCCACCTCCTCCACCTATTAATCCAAGAAAAAATAATTAATTATGGGAAAGAAAGGTCTATGGGCAAACATCCATGCAAAAAGAAAAAGAGGAGAGTCACCAGCTAAACCTGGGGATAAAAATTATCCTACAGATAAAGCGTTAAAAGACTCACAAGCTAAAAAACATAATCATAACGTATCTATGACACCATTTAAAAGATGTTGGAAAGGGTATAAAGCTGTACCGGGTAAAAAACCTTATTCGCCTGGCAGTTGTGAAAAGAAAGGATAATGGCATACTCTCAAAAAAATAATCCATTTCAAAAGACAAGCTGCGGTCGTAGAAGAAACTACATGACTGTTGGTAATAGTAGTCCTGTCAAGAAAAACAAAAGCAAGTTATCTAAAGAGGTTATTCAAAACTATGAAGATATAAATATAAGTGAAGATGTTTTAAATGCTTTAGGTACTACACCTTCTGATACTGTAACAGTAAGATCTAGTAGACATAGAGGTCTTGACCCTCGTGCAATGGCAGCTTTATCATTGTCTGGTAAAAAATCAGGTAACGTAAGAGGTTTAGGTTTAATAGGTGAAGAGTTAAAAACTAGAGGTGAGCAAGGTAGTAAGAAGGAAAAAATAGCATATGCAGGAGCTGATCAAACATATACTAAAGATAACAAAGAAGAATTAGCTAGCTCTGTTGCACAAAAAAGAAAAAGAAAAAGAAAACCTGATGTAAGAAAAACTACAAAAGGTAAAGGTCGTAACTTCCGCACAACAAAAGAAGGTGCAGGTATGACATCTAAAGGTGTAAAAGCTTATAGGGCTAAAAATCCTGGTAGTAAATTAAAAACAGCCGTAACAGGTAAAGTTAAAAAAGGTAGCAAGGCTGCTAAAAGAAGAAAATCATTCTGCGCTAGATCAAAAGGTTGGACTGGACCAAGAGGTAAAGCCGCTAGACGTAGATGGAAATGTTAAGATATGTGGAAATTATTTCAAGATAAAAACGAAATTAACGAGAAGAATATAATAGGATTTGCATCCTTTATAGTAATGGTACTATTTGCTGTAGCTGACTTGATGACAAGTTTGATAGCAGATAAAGATCTTATTATAAATGAAGTAGTTTATAACTCATTTGTATGGGTTACATTAGGCTGCTTTGGTATATCTGCCGTTGAAAAAATTAAGAAGTGAAATTCTTTGATTTAAATAATAATGGTAAATATGACTGGTGGGAATATATACT